GGTCGTTCAATCGCCCCCTGTTTCGCTAGCGTCAGCCCCCTTTCCCCCTAAACCCTTGCGGCGCAAGGAGTCTCACTGAGTCTCAAATAAGACTCCTGCTAAGACAGTTTAGAAGCAGTTTAGTGAGAGTTAAGTTAACGGCAGTTCTACTTAACTCTGTGCTGGTTACGTTCGCTGAGTTTGCAGCGATCAGGGGATGCACTAAAGCGGCAGTCACTCATGCGAGCAAGAGTCGCATTGCTGCTGCGGTGGTGATTAAGGATGAAAAGAAGTGGCTGGACCGCGATCTTGCGTTGGAGCTGTGGAACAAGAACACAGTGGCCAATAGCGTGAGCAAGGTGAGCAGGCCTGACCCTGTGGAACCTGCGCCAAAGGATGCTGCGGAGTTAAAGCGCAAGGTGCAGGGGTTACCGGATGATGCGATCCCGGATCTGAATGAGAGCAGAGCGCGGCGTGAGCACTATCAGGCGGAGCTGGCGAAGCTGCAGGTGACGCAGCAGCGCGGTGAGCTGGTGGCTGCTGAGGATGTGAAAAAGGAAGCGTTCAAGGTTGGGCGGAGTGTGCGTGAAGCGCTGGCCAACCTTGCGGACAGGCTGAGCCATCAGCTTGCGGGTGAGGTTGATCCGGTGGTGATCCATCAGGTGCTGACGCAGGAGCACCGTGCGGCGCTAGTGGAGCTGTGCAATGAGTAATGCGTGGCGCGCTGGTTTCATGGAGGGCCTGCGGCCTGAGCAGCCGCTGACGGTGAGTGAGTGGGCGGATAAGCATCGGCGGCTGAGCAGCAAGGCAAGCGCTGAGCCGGGCCCGTGGCGCACAGATCGCACGCCATACCTGCGCGAGCCGATGGATTGCCTAAGCAGCGAGAGCCCGGTGCAGCGTGTGGTGATGATGTTTGCGGCGCAGACGGGCAAGACGGAGGCGGGCAGCAACTGGCTGGGCTATGTGATTGACCATGCGCCGGGCCCAATGCTGTGCGTACAGCCGACGGTGGAGATGGCGAAGCGGCTTAGCAAGCAGCGGCTGGAGAGCATGATCACGGAGACGCCTTGCTTGGCTGAGAAGATCGCGCCGGCCAGGGCAAGGGATAGCGGCAACACGATGTTCAGCAAGGAGTTCAGCGGCGGGATCATGCTGCTGACCGGGGCGAATAGCGCAACCGGTTTGCGATCCGCGCCGTGCCGCTATTTGTTTGCTGATGAGGTGGATGGTTTTCCGGCTGATGTGGATGGCGAGGGCGATCCGGTGGCATTGGCGGAGCGACGGACGACGACATTTGCGCGGCGCAAGATCCTGCTGACCAGCACGCCGACCGTGAAGGATTTCAGCCGGATCGAGGCGGAGTATCTACGGAGCGATCAGCGGCGGTTTTATGTGCCGTGCCCCAGTTGCGGCGCGATGGAATGGTTGAAGTGGGGTCAGCTGAAGTGGGACGACGGCAGACCGGAGACTGCGCGCTATCAGTGCGAGCACTGCGGCGAGCGGTTTGAGGAGCTGCATAAGCCGGCGATGCTGCGCGGCGGTGAATGGCGCGCGACAGCACCGGGGGCAAATGGGCGGACTGCTGGATTTCAGCTGAGTGGTTTGTATAGCCCGCTGGGTTGGTGCAGCTGGGAGCAGTTGGTTGATGACTTCCTGCGCGCCAAGGGTGATGCGCCAGCGCTGAAGGCGTTTGTGAACACCCGGTTGGCTGAGACGTGGGAGGAGGATTACGCGGCGAAGATCAGCGCGGATGGCTTGATGGAGCGCCGCTTGGCTTATGCGTCAGGCACTTGCCCTGATGGTGTGGTGCTGTTGACGGCTGGCGTTGACGTGCAGGACAACCGGCTAGCAGTGAGCTTGTGGGGATGGGGCGCTGGTGAGACGGGTTGGTTGGTGTGGCAGCAGGAGCTGATGGGCGACCCTACGCAGGTTGAGGTGTGGGGGCAGCTTGATCAGGTGCTTGCTGCTGAATGGGACACCGAGAGTGGCAAGAAGTTGAAGGTGGCGCAGATGGCTGTGGACTCTGGCGGCCACTGCACGCACGAAACTTACCGCTGGGTGCGCGACAGGGTTGGGCAGGGTGTGGTGGCGATTAAGGGCAGCAGCAAACGCAATAGCGCCGCCGTTGGCAAGGGCACCAAGCAGGATGTGAATTGGCGCGGCCGTGTCATCAAGCGCGGCGTGACGCTCTACCAGCTTGGAACCGACACGATCAAGACAACATTGTTCGGCCGGTTACGGCACAACCAAACCAGCGGCGGATTGAACTTTGGTATGGCTGCAGACGATGAGTATTTCAGGCAGCTGACAAGCGAGCGGCAGGCGCTGCGCTATCACCGCGGCTTCCCGATCAGGGAATGGGTGAAGAAGGCAGGTGATCGCAATGAGGCGCTTGATTGCATGGTGTACGCCTACGCGGCAATGCTGCTGTTCAGTAGGCGGATGAACCAAGCGACGATGTGGGAGCAGTTAAGGGTGCAACTTGAGGAGGGCAAGAAAACACCGCTAAGATCAAGGCAAAAGCCGCCTGCTGCGGCCGGTAGCTTTGTGAGCAGTTGGTAGCCGTGGCCATTCCGATCCCAGCGCAGATCAGAGCCGGCGACACGGTGAAGTGGCGGCAGGATGCGAGCCGCGACAATTTGGGCAACGCAGTTGATAGCAGCAGCTGGACTCTGACCTATTACTTGCGCACCAATACGGCAAGCGAAGGTGCGACGATTGTTGGCAGCGCCTATGGCGCCGGCTGGGAGTTCACGTTGTCTGCGGCCGTGAGTGCAGGGCTGGCTGCTGGTGATTACTACTGGCAGGCGATTGCGACTAGCGGCAGCGACAGCCTGACGCTGGGTGCGGGGCAGCTTGAGGTGCTGGCGGCACTGGGCTATAGCGGCACACCGGGCGCATACGACGGTCGCACGCAGGCGCAGCAGGATCTTGATGCTGTGCAGGCTGCAATCCGCGCGATCATCAGCGGCCAGGCAAAGCAGTACAGCATCGGCAGCCGCAGCTTTACCAAGTTGGATCTGGGTGAATTGATGGAGCGTGAAAGTAGGCTGAAGGCTGAGGTGAAACGCGAGCAGAAGGCTGCTTTGATTGCCAATGGCTTGGGCAATCCCCACAACTTGTTTGTTCGCTTCTGATGGGACTCCGCACTCGGCTGTTTAAGGCGTTGGGTTTTGAGCCCATCAAGCGGCAACGGCCGCGGCGCATGTATGAAGGCGCGACGGTAAGCAGGCTTACTAGCGACTGGATTGCCGGTGGCACTAGCGCCGACGCTGAGATCAACAGCAGCATCAGCAGGCTGCGCAACCGTGCGCGGCAGCTGGTGCGAGATTCGGACTATGCGCGGCAGGCCAAGCGCGCTGTGGTCAACAACGTGATTGGCAGTGGCATCAAGCTGCAGGCGCAAGTGCAGATGCAGCGCGGCGGCCGATTGGATGACACGATCAACGGAATGATCGAGTCGGCGTGGAAGCGATGGGGATATAAGGAGCACTGCGACGTCGCTGGGCGGCTGTGCTTCGCAGACATTGAGCGCATGGCGATTGGCGCCATGTGCGAATCAGGTGAGATCTTTATTCGTCTGATCCGCCAGCCATTTGGCAACAGCGGTGTGCCATTTGCGCTGCAGCTGATCGAATCTGACCAGCTTGATGAGACCTACAACGGCGCTAGCACGGTGCCCGGTAATGAGTGGCGCATGGGCGTGGAGGTTGATAAATGGGGCCGGCCGGTGCAGTACGCATTCTTGAGCGCGCATCCTGGCGATGCCCCGTTCACCGGGATGCCAGGCAAGCGTCACTTGATGCTGCCTGCCGGTGAGGTGATCCACTTGGCGATGCTTGATCGGCCTGGTCAAACCCGAGGGGTTACATGGTTTGCCAGTGCAATCAAGCGGATGCACCATCTCAGCGGCTATGAGGAGGCCGAGGTCGTGCGCGCCCGCGCTGCTAGCGCCTTGATGGGGTTTGTGACCAGCCCTGAAGGTGAGCTGGTTGGTGATGAGGTGATGGATGGTGAACGGGTGACGGCATTTGAGCCGGGCACATTTAAGTATCTGCAGCCAGGCGAGAGCGTGACGGTGCCTAGCTTGGATGCACCTGATGGGCAGTTTGAACCGTTCACGCGGGCGATGCTGCGCGCTGTAGCGGCTGGCATCGGCTGCAGTTATGAAACGATCAGCCGTGATTTCAGCCAGACCAACTACAGCAGCAGCCGGCTGAGCTTGCTTGAGGATCGTGAGCAGTGGCGCACGCTGCAGGATTACATGATCAAGAACTTTCACCAGCCGATCTATGCCGCATGGCTTGAGATGGCGGTGATGAGCGGATCGCTCAATCTGCCGCTGTATGAGGTGGATCCTGAGCGCTTCAAGCGTGTCAAGTGGGTGCCCCGCGCTTGGGGCTGGGTGGATCCGCAGAAAGAGGTGGCGGCATACCGTGACGCAGTGCGGTGCGGTTTTAAGACGCTTGCGCAGGTGGTGAGTGAGCAAGGTGGCGACCTTGATGAGCTGCTGCTGGCGCGCAAAGCTGAGCTAGACAAGCTGAACGAGCTTGGCATTGCTGTTGATACTGATCCCACGCTGCTGACCGCGCAGGGCATGGCGCAACCGTTGCCAGTTGATGCAGACGAAGAGAATCAGGCTGAAGTCTTAGAATCCGAAGAGTAAAGGGCCGCCATGATGCAGGAACAAAGCCCATCCCCCAACGAACACGCTGCACGATTGCAAGATCCTGCGGGGGTTGATGATCTACGCATGGTGGCTGCTGACGGCAGTGAGATTGAACCTATGGAGCAGCAAGATCCCACAGGTGAGGAGCGCAGCCTGACTGGTAAGTATCAACGCGCTGAGCTGACTGCCTTTGAGGAGGTTGAGGATCGGACTTTTGAGTTTCCGTTTAGCTCTGAGTATCCGGTGCAACGGTATTTCGGCAACGAAATCCTCAGCCACGAAGGTGATGCAGCTGATCTGACTCGACTGAATGATGCGGCGCCGCTGCTGTTCAATCACAATCCTGACCGTGTGATTGGCGTGGTTGAGCGCGCGTACATCGACGGCGCTAAGCGTCGGGGCTATGTGCGCGTGCGGTTTAGCCGCAACCCATTCGCCCAGGAAGTCCTAGGCGATGTCAAGGATGGCGTTCTTAGAAATGTCTCCTTTGGTTATTCCATCGACACGATGGAAGACCGCGGCGGTGGCGACTTTGTTGCTACTGCTTGGACGCCTTACGAGGTGTCTGTGGTTTCCGTGCCGGCTGACCCCAGCGTTGGGGTTGGCCGTTCACTTGAAACTGAAGCCAACGCTGCCTCGGCAGCACCTACCCCTGATCCCATTCCTGAAATGGAAAACACCACCCCTGATCTGGCAGTGGTGCGGGCCGAAGCCGTTGAGGCTGAGCGCTCCCGCATTGCTGGCATCAATGCACTGTGCGAGAAGCACAATCTCACCGACCTTGGCCGTCAAATGATTGAGTCTGGCCGTTCTATCGATGAAGCCCGCGCTGCGGTGCTTGACCAGCTGGGCGCCAAGCCTATTGAAGCTGTGAAGCCCGTTGAGATGGATCAGCGCGATGCTGCTAACTACAGCATCTCCGCTGGTATCCGCGCCGCCCTGAATGGTGACTGGTCTTCCCGTGAGGCTGGTCTGGTGCGTGAGATGAGCCAAGAAGTGCAGCGCACCTCTGGCTTCTCGCAATCCGGCAAGCGCGGTTTCTTCGTGCCTTTCTCGGCACTGGCTAAGCGCGCCACCTACGTCACCTCAACTGGTGCAAATGGCGGCAACTTGGTTGCCACCGATCTGATGGCTGATGAGTTCATCGAAGCTCTGCGCAATCAGTCGGTGATGCTGAACCTCGGCGTTCGCACCATGACCGGCCTTGTCGGTGATGTGGCGATTCCCCGTCGTTCCGGCGTTGCTTCTACCTATTACCTGAGCACCGAAACCACTGCCATCACGCAGTCGGAATCGACCTTTGATCAGGTAACCCTTGCGCCCAAGAACCTGGCCGCTCTGTCTAAGTACAGCCGCCAGACCCTGCTTCAATCCACACCTGGCATTGAAGATCTGGTGCGCCGCGATCTGACCGATGGCATCAACCTCGGCATTGATCTGGGCATCCTGAATGGCTCCGGTTCTTCTGGCCAGCCCACCGGCATCCTGAACACCTCCGGCATCGGCTCGGTGGCTCTGGGCACAAACGGTGGCGCCATCACCGTTGACGCGCTGGTGGATCTTGAGGAGCAGGTGCTGATTGACAACGGTGCTCTCAACCGCGACAGCATCGCCTACGTCACCAACGCCAAGGTGCTGGCTGAGCTCAAGAAGCTCCGCGCCGGTGGCTCTTCTGCTACCGACGGCGCCTATCTGGTGAACGATCAGCTGAACGCTATTGGCCGCGGCGGCACCCCTGCCTCGGTGAACGGTTATCCGCTGTATGTCACCAACCAAGTGCCCAGCAACCTGACCAAGGGCAGCAGCAGCGGCGTTTGCTCTGCTGTGCTGATGGGTGATTTCTCTCAAGCCATGGTCGGCTTCTGGGGCAATGGCATTGAGATCGTCGTGGGTGAAGACTCCGACGATTTCAGCAAGGCTCTGACCAGCGTTCGCGCCATCGTCACCTACGACGTTGCCGTTCGCCACGCCGAGAGCTTTGCGGCCATCCTTGACGTGACCACCTGATAAAGGAGGCGGGGCCGGGCAACCGGCCCCCTTTTTCTTATGCGTGTTTTGATTGTTCGCACTTGCTGCGCACAGCAGCAGCACCTTGATGAAGGCAAGGTCTACGACCTTGACACCAAGGTTGCCAATGAACTGCTGCGGATGGGTCGCGCTGTAAGCGCCCCGGCTGAGCAGCCCAAGCCCAAAGCATTACCGCGCAAGCCGAAGGCTGATGGCATTAACTGATCTGCCTGGCAGCTACCTGGCCGACTTTGGCGTTGACTGCATTGCGGGCAACGTCACCGGCTTGGGCATTCTTGACATGCCCATGGAAGTGATTGCTGGCGATCAGGTGCTTAGCACTGATTACACGTTGACTGCCAAAGCTGCAGATTTCGGCGACCTGCAATATGGCTCCGAGATCAGCGTCAACGGTGTGGCCTACACAGTGCGCGAGACTCGGCTGATTGATGATGGCGTGTTTTGCCAGATCGGTTTGATGCGCAGTGTGGCCACTAGCCTGACAACTGCTGAAACTGCCGTGAATGCTGGCGACAGCGATGATGTTGTTGATGATCTGGGCATTGCTCAGCTTGATGCTGGACTAGACGGCGGTACTGCCTCTAGCAGCTACCTTGAAGGCAATCTGATCAATGGTGGCGCAGCATGAGCAGCACGGCACGGATACAGCTGCGGCGTGATACGGCTGCAAATTGGACAGCAGTTAATCCGGTGCTGCTCGTTGGTGAGGTTGGATTTGAGACTGATACGCGCAAGCTGAAGCTGGGCGATGGCTCTACTGCATGGTCGTCGCTGCTGTATGTGCAGGGCTATGACGACCCCACATTCACAACGCTTGCAGCCACTGGTCTTTCAACCCTGCCGCACATCCATGGCGCGCTAGCTGGTCCGATCTACATCCACTGCCGCAATGGCAGCGGTGGCACCTTGACCAAAGGCACGCCGGTCTACATCACCGGCAATGTAGGTGACACGGCGAATGTGATTGTGGCCGCGGCCGATGCTGCTGATCTTTCCAAGATGCCTGCCATTGGTTTGATTGATGCAGATCTCGCAAACAATGCTGATGGCCATTTGGTTGTTGCTGGCGAGATGACCGCGGTTGATACCAATGGCTATGCGATCAACTCTGCGCTTTACGTTGCAGAAGGTGGTGGCTTCACCACCACAGCGCCCACTAACAAGCAACCGATTGCCCGGGTCACTAGGGGCAACACCAACACCGGCGCATTGGTGGTGATGGGCCCCGGAGTCGTTCTATGAGCACCAAACGCGAGCAGGTGCTGGCGGCTATCCGCACGGCGCTCACTGGCACGACGGGAGTTGGCACTCGGATTTATCGCAGCAGAGTTGAGCCTCTGGCTAGGCAGGAAAGCCCGGCCATCGTGATTGAGCCGGTAAGCGACAACGCCGAGCAGAACACTGCTTTGCCTACGTTGGATTGGAGTCTGACGGTTCGGATTGCCGTGATTGTGCGCGGCAATGTGCCAGATCAGTTGGCAGATCCAATCGTTGCAGACATGCACAGCAAAATCATGGCCGATCTAACCCTTGGCGGCGTTGCCATTGATGTGCAGCCGCAATCTGTGGATTTTGAATTAGTCGAGGCCGACCAGCCTGCAGGTGTCATTAGTTGCATTTACCTTGTCCGTTATCGGACTTCGGTGTCAAACTTGAGTAGTTGACTACGGCTACGATGG